CATCAATATTACGGATTTCTTGAATTCCGCTCTTTAGATTCTTTTCATCAACTACTAAATGATGGTAAACTCTACCGTCTATATACCATCTTCTAAAAATGTCATGACCTAGATTGGTAAAATCCAGCATAGAGCATATGTTTTCAAATTCTTCTTGAATCTGTTTTTTTACACTATCGCTTGTTTTAACTTTATCTAATACAAGACCTACTGGAGATTCATTTTCGTTTGATGTAATCGATTCGTTAATAATATCTTCGATCGCAGCATCTACCTCTGGGTGTATCGATACTGCTCGGTATTGTCTTACACTTTGTAAATTATCTTTTACAAAATTATCATCACCAATGTTTACGTAAGTGCCATAATGTGCACCTGCAGCCGTGACATAGCCTGCACCGTCTTGATCTGTCGGCGGTACAATAGATTGCAGCTTTTCACCTGCCTTATCCTGCTTCCGCTTAATTTCAAAACCAAATAATGTTATACCTGTATCAGCCATATTACTTTCCAATATTAAATTTAGGAGGGCATCTCTGCCCTCCCACTATTTATATCTACTTAAGAAGTAGTATTTGATTCCCAGTACTGTACCTGGAACTCCACTGTAAATCTTTCGATTTCATTTTCAGAAGCATAGCTTAAATCAATTGCTGAAATAGCAGTTGGAAAACAGCTTCTAAAGTTATAAGTCTTTAGAACCAAACCTTCTCTATCGAGTTGATCCACTACTAGATCAGCTTCGTAGTCGACTGGGTTCGTAAGACCAGTGTTATTGGAATGAGCATTAATCCCATTCATCCAACGTTCCATCGCATCTCTGACATTAAAGTCAACGTCATTGATAATAGTAGCATTCCATGTATCAAATACACGGTCGCCAGCCATTTTCAAACGTCTGCCACGGAATGGCATTTCGATAACACTTACTGTTGATGCAGGCAACTGTGCTGCCTCGCATAAAAATGATGTTAATTCCACATCGCCATTTGCATAGCCTGGGAAATTGATAGTAGCTTTAAAGAGATTTGGACGTGCGCCGCCACCTCTTAATTTTGCCTTAAAATCATCAACGCCTAATATTGCCATTTTTTATCTCCTTTATACCGAAAGTCCGGCGACTTCTTCGAAGTCAACACCAGATCTTACAGCTACAAAGTTAAGAGTAATGTAGTTGATTGACCGAGCTGGCTTAATGAAGATATTCGCAATAAATTCATTTCTATCTATAATAGCTGCTGTGTTATTAGTTTCATCGCATACTACTCTAAAATCTGTAATGCCTCTCCGGCCTTTGATTTCTCTCAGGAACGGTTCAACTATATTAACAAATTCTGCTCTTGTAAACTCATCATTCAATTCGAACAATGTGTTTCTTGCTGCCAACGCTATCGCTCTTTCTACAACATTAAACAATCTTCTTACATTGATTCTATCAAATGCTGAAGGTCTGTTCATGTGAGTTTTATCGCCGTAAAGCAAAATACCTTGACCAGGTAGATTAGCAATGGGATTAACTCCAGCTTTATAAAGAGTATCTCTTTGGCTTTTCGTTGGAGTATATGCCAAGCTTGTTACACCCAGGTATCCACCTCTTCTAGAACCTGCGGGAGAAAACCATGGAGCTGAGTTAGCATCAGAAGCTGCCATGATACCTGCAGTTGAAGATGCGGCTGGAATCCAAGAATATACGTCATTATACTTATCGTATACTTTCAACCAGTTATTATCCATAAACTGATAAGATGTATATGCAAAATTGTTTGCCTCACCATTTGTTTTAGATACTGGATCGGATTGACCTATAACGCTATTATATGCAGGAGAATTAACTACAACACAATCTTTACGGGTCGAGCTTGCGGTAGTAATAAGACTATCTACAATAGTTTTGTTATCAGCGCTGTCAGTCGAGCCTGGCGCAACTAAAAAATCTACCTGAACTGTATCTTTATCACTAAAGAGGTCATATCCAGTTATGTAATTTGCCGCGGTTGGACTACTGTCTCCGTCTGAACCTTTCGAAAGAGTTGCAGAATCAGTTTGTCCGATATTAGAGCTATCCACCCAAACCCAATTTGATGCTCTGTTAATAACGGTAGCTATACTCTTCGATGATCCATCTGCACTAACAGCACTATCTGAAGTAGAAAGATATTCGTATTTTTCTAAAACAGTACCAGTAGTTCCAGTAATAGTTCCGTCAGCATCCATCACAAGAATATGTCTTTCGTTTCCTGCGGGTGCATCATCAAAATTCGATTTATAAGCAGCAGGCCAGGTGCCCCAAGCGCCCGAATCTGCATATGCTATTTTAATAGAATTTCCAAGACCTCCAGGATATCTAGCTACAAACTTACGATTAATATTAGTAGTGTCTATATTATCGTTGTCAAAGTTTTGTATGATACCAGACGCTGCTAATGAATCTTCTGACAGCAACTCATCGGCTGCAGTCAGCCAAGTTGCATTTTTTCTACCCGTTTCTCCTACTCTTACCACTTGTAAAGCATTTGAATACTTTAAAAAGTAAGATGCAGTTAAAAAGTCTCGGGATTTAGTTGTTGTGGGAGCAGTAAAAGTTGATACCAAACCAGCCTCATTTGACGTGAGAGTTGGATCATTTACTGGTCCCCAATTAAAGTCGCCTACAAATGCCGCAGTTGTAGATTGTACATTGGGCACTCCGCCCGTAAGATCTACTTCTTTGACAATAATTGCTGGTGACTCTGATGGTACGCCAATTGCCATTTGTGTTTCCTTTTCCAGTAATCTAATTATATGTTTTCATAATACGTGATTTCAATTACTAGTATTTATAATAAATTGATTTTACCACATTGTACCTACGTCTTCGTACCATGGCTTTACATTTTCTATTATGTTGTCATCTTCTACTACATCATCTAAGCCGTCGTCTATGAATCCAAATGGAAGAACATCAGCTTCTATTTCTTGCATTCTTTGCTTAAACATCATATCTTTTAGACTTACATCTGTTATTTCCTCAAATGAATTACCTACTGCAAAATAACCGAACATCACTAGATTCATCATTAAGTCATCGTGGTTACCCTCTGAGGCTTCATAGGATTGCCCTCTAGCTACAAACGTTGACATTTCTAATATAGTCTGCGTATCTTTTATTATAAGTTTGTCTTCTTCTAGTATATCTTTAATGCCAGAACACCCGATGCGCTTAGTTTTTCTTGTCATCTCCACGCCGATCCTGTCAGCCTTAACAAGAGAATCCATATGCAGATTTTCATATTCTAACTCTTGATAAAGACCATTCGTAACTAAAGTACCCTGATCGTTTGCTTCTACGATAACATATGCCTCGTTATACACGTTAGCAAATTTATAAATAACATTAGGGAAGAGTAATGGAGAGATAGTGTTATTGCGATAAACAGCAACCTGTTCAAACGGGCGAACGCTAATATCGATCAAATTAAAAGTTGAGTAGTCCTGTCCTCTTCCCTTCGACACATCTACCGTCATAATGTACTGATGGCCTTTTTCAGGTTCTTTGTATACTAAGCAATGGCCGTTTTCTACTATACGAATTGGCTCAGATGATCTTTGTCTTAATAAGCACTCTGGGTTAATAAGTGTATCACCTGTTCCGAAAAAGGTATTACCAAATTCTTGATCAAACTGCAACTGAGAAGTGTTTGATATAGTCTGCTTTTTCCAAGCTTCATCTCTTCCAGGTACATCCCACCAATCAACTCTGAAAGGTATATATTCATTTGTACCTTGGGTGGCACCTTCCCACAACTTATGATAGATGTTTCCTAGGCCATTAGCAGTAGATGTAATAATAACTTTAGTATTTTTACCTGATGATACAACAGGGTATGTAGATGTATAAAATTCAGATGCTCTTTCGACAAACGCGAACTCGTCGAGATAGAGTAAGTTTACTGACATACCACGAATAGAAGATCCTGATGTAGCAGCAGCAATAATCCTACTGTTATTTGAAAATTCTATAGATCTTTTATTTAAAGCTCTACATCCAGGTTGCAGGAAGAAGGGTAGATTCTCAAGCATAAGAGTAATACGAGACAACATCTCTCCAGCTGTAGCACCCTTATTAGCTAATATAGCTACTGTTTTTTCTGGGTGGAATACTGCAAACCATAAAAGATAAGCTACGCTTGAAATAGATTTTCCTGATTGGCGGCAAGCTAATACAATATTAAACCTATTAGAATTAAAAGTTTCAAACATTTTTTCTTGATAAGGATATAATTCAAAAGGAACTAAACCTCTATCTAGAGAAATTATTTTACAATAATGCGTAGCAAAATATCCAGGATCTTTTAAGCACCTAGAGTATTCTTTTATTTCTTCTTTGGCAAAATTGTGAGTGACACCGTCTCGCTTGACGTTCATATTGCCTAAATATGTGTCATTCATCCTTCTTATAGTCTGTAATGTCAACTACTTTATCATCCTCATTATCATCTAATAGCATTCGCTGCAAGTCACTGGTAGAACCAATAAACACATTGTTAGTTGTTTGGTTAGCTAATTCCTTAGCTTCATCTGTTTTATCGAAGTCTTTTTTCTTTTTATGAAGGTCCATAAGAGAACCGTTTATATCCGCTATGTTTTTCATCATATTAGACAAAACTTCAAAAGCCCGAGGATGCTCAGTCGCTCTCGCAACTTCCATCATCTCTTCCATAGACTCAGAACCTTTGGCTAGAAGATCATGGTAGATCTGTCTAGAATACTCAAAATCATTATTAACATTATCTGTCATTATCTTTTATCCGGAAATTCCATAGCACAACCACCACAGGTGCACGATTCACAGTCGCAATCATCTACGTTGCACGCATAGCTTTCTTCGTGACAGTCATGACCACAATTAGGACACTTAGCAATTTCTTCAGCCATCTTTTTCTCCTATGTTCACGGATATGTTATAACAGTATTAAATCCAAAATCACTATCTGCCAGACCTATAACTCCGCTAGGATCCGGTGTAGTAGTTAAAGTCTCCATCAGTAGATCGCTATCGCTCAAACCAGCGTTCTGATCGAATACATTTGTAATTGATGTTCGAATAACGCCTCTATTATTGATAGGTCCATAAAAATTGATGTACATTTGGAAGGAAAGAGTGTATGTTATAATCCTTCTCTGCTCTAGCGCACCTTCATAGTCATCTGCAAAGTCTACTCCAACTAAAGATATTGGCACGTCTTCTTTTATGTCAGTGTGTTCATCGAAAGGTTTTACAGTAAGAGTATACTGAGGATTAAAATACGGCAAAATCTGCTCAACTACTTGCAAAGCATCATCTTGCGTTTTTGCAAAAATACTTAATTGAAATCCGATGTTGTACGGAACTGCAGATGTAAAATTATCTCTTAGAGATCCGCCAGTAGATACAGTTTGAAAATTATTATTTTTTGGTAACTGTCTTCCTGCGTCGTAATCTATCGAAGTAATTTCAAAAGCCATTCTCGGCAATTTAATAGCTACATTTGTATCATCGATTAGTGTGGGGTTTTCCCTAATACGATCTAGATATTTACGACTAGGAGCATAAGATAGTGGAACCTTAACCTGGCTATAAGATCTTGTCGATCCTTGTCTAATAACGTATATGTTATTAAATAAAGTACCGAATATGGCCACACTTTTTCTTATTCTCTGGTGATAAAAATAACTAAACATTAATTAAGTGTACCTTTATAAATCTGTTGTAAATGAGTTTCAAACTGTTCTACTTTTTCATATCTATTAGGCCAAAGAATGTAATCTTTTTCTGGGTTCTTTTTAAGGTTATTCAAAAGAGGAATAACAGCGTTATATAAATCGTTCAGCCGTTCTTCAGTTGACGTTGCTTCACTCGCAACTTTTTGAACTGCTTCGAGCTCATCTTCATCTACTGCAGTAAATCCGAAATCAAAAATTTCTGTCATGATGGATCACCAAATGGATTAGATTCTGAGAAATCTAAGAAACCATCTCCAATTGTATCGAAGTCTGAGTTTTGTTCATTGTTAGATATATTATTTTCTTCTGTCACAGCTTCAATCAAAACACTACCATTTATACTGTTAATACTTCTTCCACTTACGAATGTATGCAAATTACCTGGATCATTTGATCCTACACCTACAAGTGAAAGTGATCGAGTAGATTCTTTCCAATACGATACTTCGCCATACATTACAGTTCCGTCTGCCAATGTCTGAGTTACTTCTTCTCCTACCTCAAAATTAACATCGGTATTTGCAGTTCTTACATTGTATGTATAAGAATATTCTCTTTCTATATCGTCAATTTCTTCAACACCAGTGTCCATAATTTCGCCTGAATATTCGAATAGTTCACACCTCAGTTTAAAAACCGGTAGATTGCTCAACTGATAAAACGGCGATTCGTGTTCTACAGCCATCACTTGAAACAATTTTTTAGTTAGTCCTAAATATATGAGGTCTCCTTCAAAGGGCCTTGAGCCCTCAACCTCATTATCATATCTAGCTACAAGCTGTTTCCATCTTCTTCGAGATACCACAAACGTGGCTTGATCTCTAATTTCTACACCAAATTTTGTAAAAAGATCACCTTCTCCGTCAAAGCCCTCAATGTTTTCAATGTACATTTCAATTCTATGAGATGAATTAAACTGAGAAGGTATATCGTCGCTAAGAATCCTATCTTCTTCAAGAATATCTCTGGGTATATAATACACGTCTTGACCGTACATCCTAAGAGATTCTATTACTAGATCCTCATAAAGATTTTGTTCCGATCTTACTTTTTGACTAAAATAAAAATTAGTTGCCATGAGTTATCCTACGAAAAAATCTGCAGGAAGCTCGTGTTCTAATCTAATTCTTTCTCTTAGTTTTTCTATTTCTTGCATAGCGTCTTCATATATCTGTCTACCGTTGATCTGTACTCCGCCAGGCAACTGCATCCCATCAAACTTCATTAAGTTAGTACCCCACTGCCTTTTAACCAGAGCTACAGCATATTCTTTTAGCCAAATATCATTCCATATACTTGAAAATGTATTTTCATCTATATAGGCATATGCCTCTAAAATTATATAATCTCCTTCAAGAAGATCTTTATCTTCAATTTCTCCACGTATATAGAGTCTATACTGTCTACGAACAAAATTTACTTGAGGCGTTCCAGTTAGTTGCATATCTAAAAGCGATAGGTACTGCTGCATCTGCTCATAATATCCAAGATCTCCGATATAAGAATGCAAATCAGCAATGTCATTCAGATGCATCTGGTATTTTATATCAAAGAAATTTCTTGATGAAGTAGTGCTTGACCCTGGACTAAACATTCGAACGACATGAAGAGTATCACTTGGTACAGTAACAAACTTGTTGGTAATATCTTCTGCTGTTAACTGATGTTTGATATAAGTTCTATGGACAGCATCAGAGTGGTACTCTCTCCAATACGCAAGAGCTTCATCTATGCGGTCATCTAGCTGCTGTTCTTCAACATTTATCTCGATTACAGGATCGCCTAAATCTCTTTTTATATAGTCTATAAATTCGTCTCTGCTATTAATTGCCATCGCGACCTCTGAAGCTAAAATTCTTAGTGTTATTTATAATAGTTATAATCTACTAAAGTAATAGTCTTTGTCAAATTCATTTTCTACTTTAGAAATAAGCTTAAATTCCATATCAACTAGATGTTGAAGTATGTTATCCGTATCAGGTTGGTCATTTAAAATTCTAACTACAACTTCTTCGCATTTTTCTAACACCAGTGTTGATCCATTTAGTATTTCTAACTCCTTTTTTCGTGAGTCAATTCTAATACATTTAGGGAATTCGATGAGATGCTGAGGAATAAGTATGTCTAGAGACGCGTCATTGCAATTTTCTAGTAGCAAAGTCTTTTGATCATTAGATGTACTATATAAGTTATCTCCTTCAATATCATATGTAAGTTTTTTAACTTCTAGTGCTTCTTTTTCTTCAGAAGCCATCATAGACCCTACCTTAAAATTGTGCTTGCCAATATGGTCACATATAATACTTGTATCTGCGTATAATTTAAACCTATTCTCTTTTGCCTTCATGCAAAAATATACATCTTCAGATAAAGTTTGTGAGTGATCTAATGCAGAAGAATACACAAAATGCGGATAATCTATATTTTTAAATACCTCACTCTTTATAAGAGCGCACCCTAAACCAAATGCATCAACCTCAATTACACTATTCTGGGGTAGTTCATTTGTTTGGTAGTTTAAATGACGTCCATCTTTCAAGTAATATAATTCACTAGTTTGCTTATCATGGAATCTTTGAATATAAACACCACTTACCGCATCTTTATTGTAGGATAGCATTTTAGTAAGGGCATCTTTAGGCACAATAATATCGCTATCAATGCTAAATAGGTAATCAAACTTTTTAGCCCAGTCCGCAATTAGATTCCTAATTTGATCTATTTGATAGCCATAGAAAAACTCAAAGTGCGTTTCATATCCTTCGGGGACAGACATATTATAGATTGATCTAAATGTGTCGGGCTCAATTCCAGCATTAGTAGGAATTGCTATCAGTATTTTTTTAGTTTCATTCATTGTTGTATTATTCTCTATAAGAGGAATCTTTTCATAAGACCGATTAGCGTTTATATTTTGTTCTTCGGAATTCACTTTATAATCATTCAGCGGGTTTAGATCATTGTAGTAGCAGAATATCTCTTTAACTGCCTTTATTCTTTGCCACTCGACTTTTTCAATTAGCTCATAAAATAACGGATTATCAGCTCCGCTGGTAATGTAATTTCCATCATCATCTTTAAATCGGCTAGTAGGAATATCCCAAAAATATTCTGCTGCGCATGTTCTTAAGTGGGTATAAGGAATTTTCCAATTAAATAGATGGTCTCTATATGTTCTTTCCTTCTTAACTTCTACAGGATAGTCCTGCGCTATTAGCGGAATACCGTCAGCAAGACTCCAGCATGACCCATAAGTAAATCTAAACCCTTGATGATATACCTCGTTATAGTAATTAAAAATACTATTATTACTTACTAGAAAATCATCACCATCCAATAGCATTACAATATCACCACGCTTACAGTGTTTACTAATAACATGAAGCTGATTAGCGATGCATCCCTTTCTAACTACGTTATCTATTATAATCCTTTGGTCATTCTCAAACTTTTTAAGAACATCGGCGCTTCCATCATCAGAAGCATCATTTATCATAATATGCAGATAGTTATCATAATCTTGTTGATCAATAGATTCGCAGTGAGTTTGTAAATATCTTTCAGCGTTTCTAAAAGGAGAAATTATAACTATTCTTTTTTCAACACTTGTTTTTCTTAATACTTGCCTTTCAATTTCATTTAAAAATGTTTTATTAAAAACTCTGTTCACTTTATCGTTAATATACTGCGCTTTTTTATATTCATTTACATTTAGATATTTTTCTAATTTAAAATATATTTGCTGTTTCCATTGTATAGCTACGCTGCTCCAACTATGAATATCATCAAGTACACCGCAATAGGATCTTTTTTGAGATAACAAGTAGTCGTCGCTGTAAGCATTAATTACTAAATCTACAAAAAGATCTGACTGCGCTTCTTCATTAATATTAGGAAATAAGCTATTTGGTACCGAAGCATAATCTATTTTATAACATGCTAAGTCTAAAGCCGTAGATTCTAAAGCACCAAAGTTACACGTAATAACAGGCGTATTATATAACAAACTTTCTAAAGTTGATATACCGAATGTTTCAGGAAAGTCAGTGGGATATAACATAAATCCAGCTTTTTGTAGTATATTAGCTATTAGATTTTGATTAATAACGCCAGTAAATGTAACATCTAATGCTGGATCTATACTTTCTTTAAATGCTTCTAGATCTTTTTCTTGAGCATCAGGCTCAGCACCCTCTCTAAATCTATAGTAACCACCTATCACTGTTAGCTTGGCTTCAGGTATTTTTTCTTTTACTTTGGGCCAGATGTGATTTAGTAAAGGCTTTAATCCTTTTGTTACAGAAGCATTATAAACGAAATGATTTTTTTCTTTATGTGCTAAACTATCGTTATCTTCGATTCTTTTGACAGCACCGTTTCTTGTTTGGAATATTTTATTTTTTAATACTTCAAAATTTCTTTTAGCGCCATGTTCACAGTTTAAAACATAGTTAGTGTGAAAATCTGATAAGGTAAATAGCTGGTCTACTATTCCTTGATTAAGCATCGTTTCAATGTGCTCATCACCCTCACAAAAGGTATCATGCATCCATATTACTTTATAGCTCGCCCGGCTACACATTTCTGCGTACTTATGACCAGCAAAAAATGGAAAAACTGATCTAGAAGATATTACTACGTCGTAAAACTCAGTAGCATCTGCTGAATCGTGGTCTACATATTTTACACCACTATAAGTGCCAGGGCTAGCTTGAGAATCTTCACAGTTGTTAAAAACTGTAACATCAAAACCTAGTCTTTGTAACTCTGCAGACATAAGAATTACAGCAGATTCAGAACCACCTAATCCTCTAGATCCGAGAGTATATCCATCATAAGTTAAACCTAATAAATCAATAATCGCAATTTTCATAATTAATCCTACATTGTAAAAAATATCAGTGTTATTTATATGGTCTTTTTATGGATTACCATAGTACTGGTTTGCTGTGGTTCCAGAAGGTAGACTATTGACCGTTTCATAGAGAGGCGCGGTAAAGCTACTTGGATAGCCGCCTGCTATTTGAGTCGCTATAACTACTGCGCCTGATCCGCCATATCCGTTATAGCTAGAACCTGAGGTAAAATCGTCATCGTCAGCTCCTCCTCCGCCGCCATAGTTTCCTCCGTCAGATGTAGCTGAGCCATTAAATCCATTCGCCCCGCCTGAACCTCCTGCCCCGGGGTTCCCAGCTGACCCAGCAGAACCAGAGCTGCCTTGACCGTATATACCTACTCCGCCACCGCCACCGCAATTCGAATTCGTACTACCGCCTCCGCCTCCGCCACCTCCACCGCCACTGGTACCGTCTGTGTTGTTATTCCCATACGCACCAATCCCTCCGTTGCCTGAATATCCAGCTGCTCCTCCTCCGGCTCCTCCAGCATTATTATATGCCCATCTGCCTCCCCGGCCGCCAGTTGCGCCGCCCTGCGAAAAACCACTACTAGACATATTTACTGAACTAAAAGAAAATGACAACGGCAGTCTTGCCCCGCCCTGGGCCGCTTGAGTAGTAGTTCCGGTACCGCTGCTGCCAGCAGGCGTTCCGCCTTGGCCACCTTCGGCTGCACATGCGTTAACTCCATTTAATTTGATACCGCTCGATCCTCCACAACTACCTGCGCTTGTAGTACCAGCATTTATCGTAATTCCAGGCATTCCTACAAATATTTGGCACGATGTAGCAGCTGTAAGAGTAAAATTGATATATGCAAGGCCGCCTCCACCACCTCCGCCGCCTCCACGGTTTGATCCAGTTCCTGCTGCCCCTCCTCCGGCGCCTATACATAAAACCATATAACTAGCAGGTTCAAGCGTAACAGTTTGGGTATAAGACCATCCAATGTTGGCAGTAATAGTTCCAGCGGCCTGTAAAGCTTGATGTCTAGTATTACGTGGATCGGCTACATCATACACGGTGAAGGACAGACTAGAACCTGCATAAGAAGCGAACCTGTCTGCGTAGTCAAAGTCAGAAATAAATTTAGTATTAAACGACCCGCCAATTTCACCGCGGTTCATAGTATAGTGAGGATTTAAATCTTGTCTTAAGCTATCTATTGCAGAAATAACATTTCCGCGTGAGCCCCATCTATAATTAACTGTCATTTTCTATTCCTTATTATGATACTCTAAGATATTACTCTAAGATATATATCAAGAGTGCCTATTGTCGCGCCATACATACCAAGCACTGCATTAAAGGTGCCGTTATCTACAACAAAAGTAGGAGAATCGCAAATAAAGTCTTTGCTGGGGTACCCTGAACCAGAAACCTCTGCGTAAAGATACTGGCTTCCGGCGGCTCCATTGCCGACAAGGCCAGTACCTCCAGAACCTGTACCACCTGCGTCTCGGTTCCAGCGGTTTGCTGAAGTGCCATTTTGAATAAGGTTGAAAGCAAAGTTTCCTTGATCATAGTTGTCTTTATCCATAGCTGAACTATTCGATTGCGTAGTACGCCAACCTTCAGCGTTACTTTCAAAACTATAGTTAGTAGAGCCTATAGTGACATTTCCTATTTGGGCATCACCGGTATAACTAGAGCCGCCCGTGTAGTGAAAAATAAGTCTACAAGTATTACCAATGTAAGTAGTAGCATCATAGGTTTTAGTAAGCCAGGAGGTACCTTGATTACCGGATATTGTATCTATTGTATAATCACCGGGCGGTGCACCGGTTTTCTGACCGTCGTTATTATTGTACCAATATCCTGCTCCAGAAACATTAGCCGCCATATGAACGCCACCTTCAATAGTCTTATATGCTATATTAGACTTATAATTTGTTATACTATGTCTTTGGTCGTCGTCCCAAGGCATTTGGTTCTCGCGCTCGGCCTGCGTCACCTGAGAACCCAAATTAGGCCTTAGACTTCCTCTTTCAAAATTTACGCTCATCTAACTATCCTTACTCGACATTATTTACAAGCCCAATTGAATTTTTCGTGAATGTATCAAAATTTATATTTCTATAGTATTTATAAACTACAAGCATGTGAGGCAAGACCGCCGTATTATTACTATTAGTAGAAACAGATATATTAGCAGTAACAGTGTTTTGCCCGCCTTGGCCTAGACCTGGACCTTGGCCTCCACGGAGCCATAACGGAGTATCTCTATCAATTATTTCTATTATCGACCCACCTGGGTGTTCATAGGTACCAAATCTATATTCACTTCCGAAATTAGGAGATGGTGAAGAGCCAACGACCTCCAAACCACTTTTTATTTTGTAATCAGCTGAGAAACTAGAGTTTCCTGTAGGGTTAACAACTCTTACACTCTGAATTTCAAATATACCGCCAAAGGTATTCGATACACCGCGGGATGCAGCATAAAAATACGCCGAAGCTGAAGAATTTCCAGGAATCAAAACCATTTGAGTTCCAGGTGCAAAATTTACGTTTCCCATTTTTAATTTATCCTTACTACCAGGTTTGCGCGCCGGCGGCGTCTGTAAACTCAATAAAACTACAAACAAAATCAAATCGCCTGGAGAAACTCGGCTCACTTTTTTCATTATGCGTAAATACTAGATTATTATATGAATTCGTCGACGCTACATTTAAATATACTGGACTTCTTCTATCAATTATTATAGCTGTTGTGTCAGGGTATATTTTTACACTCTGTATTATTCTTGTCGAGTTTCCGGTACCGTAGCCCGCAGACGAGGCTAGGCCAATGCCAATATCAATTACATCATACTGATCATTAGTGTTTGTAGAGGTACCAGTTACGAATAAAGACAGTATACACCTGCTCCTATTAGGGTCGCAATTTAAAATTGTTGTCGATGTTGTATTAGCCGCAGTATCGTCATAACTTACTCCAAACGTGGAAAGTTTCATCTGCTTAGCTGCGTAAAAATTATTTGCCACTTAATTATCTTCCTTTAATCAGCCGTTGTACAGTCTTTGAAACGTGTAATTAACATAAAAGTTTGACCAGAGTGAAGTTATTCGCATAGATTGAAATTCAGTCATAACTAAAGGCGTTTTCCTATCATTGAGAACTATCTGATCTCCTCCTTGACCAGAGGATGTAGCATACTTAACAATCAAATTATTAAACCCATCTTCAATTTCCAAGTCGGCATACGGGGTGTCCAGGCCTACTGATCCCGTTAGATGAGGGTAGTTGCCTGGTTGGGTCACAATTGATCTTGTGTAGTTTCTGGTTATAGCTATTCTAGAAATAACCCATGTTTCGTTAGATGGTATCATCTTTAAATAATAGCCGCTTGCTGTTCGATAGCCAGCAAAAGTTTGCATGATAAATGACTTGTTGATGCCAAGACCGTAATTACCAACACTATTTGGTGATGTAACATATTCTGTCATGTTGATGATGCCCTACTTATCTTTAAATACGAGCAATGGAAATGCAGCTCTGCAATACCGCCTCCTATATTGTCTTGTACATTTCCTACATACATAGTCCACATTCTTGCGTTAGAACCGCCAAATTCGCCACCGAATGTACCATCCATCACATAACCCATTACAATAGGCGCATCTTTTGATATAAGCTGCACAGTTTGATTAGGTCCTATAGTCATCTCTTTGCACAAAAAACCTTTAGTACTACCTGCATCGCTAACAGTATTAGTGGTACCCACATAAGTTGAAAGCCATACACTCACACCGCCATAAAAATTATTATCGTCATGATTAAAATTAGTAACAGTAAGATTATTTATTATATACTGATAATTCCAGGAATTAGTACTACCAAAGTCTAATAATCTAGTGCTATTGGTAGTTACTAATCGTAAGTTTGTAGACAGCATTTCCGCACTTGCACTGCCAACATTGTAAGTGCCATAGTCAGTAGAAAAGTCGGACTGAGATATAAAATTCGTCAATTAGTACTCCTAAACCTATTTGCACATATTGTGTAATTCATAGTTGCAGTTCCGCTTTTTTCAATGTATATAGCTGTACCGTCATGAACAAATATCCTTGAATCTGTGGTAACTGGTGAGTAACTACCATATACAGGAACCCTTACCTTATAGCACAGATAAGCTCCCGAGCCAGTTGTGAATGCAGAAGTTCCAATAAATACTGATATATCTACCTCACTTCCAGACTCATTGTAGATAGTCATATTGAATATATCATATCCGTAATGTATGGTAGCGTTCGATGTAAAGGCTGTAAAACTATTACTTGAACTTCTTTCAGCTATCAATACTGGCTTCATATGGTAATTTAACTGATCATTACCGTAGCCATAAAATTCTTGTTTTAACGGCATTTAACCCTCGTTTTCTTGATCTACTATAGCATAACTGCACACTAGATCTACTGAATTCGCGTTATTCATAGTTTTAAACCTCATATATCTAGCGAAACCGACTTTTTCTCTAGTTACGTATAGCGGAGACATCTTGTTATATAGCACAAAACTTGTTCCTTTAGGTATCCAAAAACTAGTAGGCATTACACTTTTGTCTGTGCCTCCGGCAAGGCTTGGGCCATTAATGGTAGTACTTATACTTTCTTGTGACGCTGCTTGTTTTTCCCATACCGCATCTATTTCTACCTGTTCGTCAAAATCGCTGATATTAGTCAGAGTTAAATTTAAAATAACTAGATCAAAATTAACGGATCCTGTATTATGAGAACCATCTACCGGTGAAGCATTTCTATCAGTCGCAATGTGTGCTATATTATTTGACGTGCCTCCATGAAATAAATACTTATCGTACGAAGTAGTCAACCTTTGATATACCATATTTAGCCCAATAGCGTGCCTTGTGGTACTCCCGGGATCAGGCATTGTATAGCCTTCATACCCGGCAAAGTTCCCGGCTTGGTTATATATCGTATGACTCATAACTTATATCCTATCCAAAAACCAAACCTGCAGCCCAATGTAAACCCCAAGCTACAAATCCTGATGACCCGGTATAACCACGTGCACCACCTGGACCTGGTCCCCCTGCAGGACCTGGTCCTCCCGTATTACCTTTAGAGCCAGTGTAGCCGCGAGGACCTGCTCCTCCGCCAGGCCCCGGTCCTCCTGTATCGCCTTTAGAACCGGTATAACCGCGTGGTCCACCTGGACCGCCTGGTCCGCCTGGTCCTGGCCCTCCTGTATCACCTTTAGAGCCTGTGTAACCGCGTGGACCTCCTCCGCCGGTATCACCTTTTGAACCAGTATAACCACGTGGGCCGCCAGGACCGCCAGGACCGGCAGGACCTCCTCCGCCGGTATCACCTTTTGAACCCGTATAACCTCGTGGACCGCCCGGACCGCCTGGTCCGCCTGGACCTGCTCCTCCGGTATCGCCTTTTGATCCGGTATAGCCGATGGGCCCTTGCCCCCCGGTATTACCTTTAGAGCCGGTGTAACCGATAGGACCCTGCCCACCGGTGTTACCTCTTGAACCAGTGTAACCGATAGGACCGATAGGTCCCTGAATACCTTGAGATCCAGTATATCCTGCAAATTGTCCAGCATCAGTCCAAGAAGATCCAGTCCACACGTAAAGATTACCATTTGCTGTCACAATATACGCATCACCTGGAGTATTACCACTTGATGGTAATGCTGCAACGGTTGCAACAGTTCCTTGAATAGCGATGGATGTACCATCAGATCCTCTTGATCCAGTAAACCCTCTAGAACCTGTAAAACCAATAACGCCTTGATCGCCTTTTGATCCGGTATAGCCGATGGGCCCTTGAGGACCAGTTCCTCCGGTATCGCCTTTAGAGCCTGTAAAACCAATAATGCCTTGATTACCTTGAGATCCAGTGTAACCAATGATTCCTTGGGAGCCTGTAAAACCAATAACGCCTTGAGGACCGGTACTACCTTCAGAACCAGTATAGCCGATAATTCCTTGAGAGCCCGTAAAACCAATAACGCCTTGAGGACCGGTGCTACCTTCAGAACCGGTATATCCTATAGGACCGATATCTCCGGTATCGCCTTTAGAACCGGTATAACCAATGATTCCTTGAGATCCAGTGTAACCTATAATACCCTGTGATCCGGTATAACCAATAATTCCTTGAGATCCAGTAAAACCGATAGGACCGTTAGTTAAGAAACTAACTACTAGATTTGAATCATTACCTATTGACCCAAGTTGACCAGAAACATAAGTCACTGTAAAAAACTTACCGTTTCCAGCAGTTTGAACACTGCCAGTTATTTCATATATTAAATAATCGCCAGAATTTACATCGTCACTTTTCAGTAGTAGCTTACCTCTACTAGCACTAGTTCCGCTATCATCCCACGTATCAATATAAGATCCCCAAGAAGCTCCGTTATTAGCATTTTGATGTAAACCAATTTGTGTTGCACTCGCAAGTGTTACATTATTAAACAGAAGTTGTCCCGCAACTGTATAAGATCCACCGGTAGAAGTTGCTGTGGTACCTGTATCTACCTGATAAACGTTTCCAGAATTAGCACCAGAGCCAGTAAATCCTCTAGAACCCGTAAACCCTAATGAGCCATCATCCCCTTTAGAACCTACAAACCCTAATTCACCTCTTGAACCAGTAAAACCTGATCCTTTAGAACCAGTAAAACCTTGCGATCCAGAATATCCAAAGTTTGCTTGAGTTACCCATGAGGTGCTTGCAGAATCATAAACCCAATCTACAGAGTTTTGAGAATATGTATCACCGTTTGCTGGATTAGGTGGAAAATTTAGAAATGCCATATATTAAGTCCCCGCGACTTTGCCTTTAAAGTTTCTTTCAGGATCGAATTCTACAAAAACGCCAGAAACGTCTTTATCCCAAGTTGCTTCTGAGTATCCTGTTACTAAGAAACTAGAACCGTTATTATCTATACTGTATGAAAAGTCAGAAGAACCAGAACCAACTTGGTACTTAGACCAACCTTGGTAATTACCTAATCCATCAGAATCAAAATCAAATATACCTAGACCCATATCTTTTAATCCAAACGTATTCGCATCATCAGCAAATGCACCAGCAGTATTACAAACAACTCCGATTCTACCATCTAGTAGCTTAGAACTAGCTTTTCCGTTTTGTTCTATTTCTTCAGACGTTTCTGAACCTGTTTGAAAGCCGTTAGACCAAATATCACTATCATAGTTGAAAGTAATAATACCAATATCTTCAGATCCAAATGTTTGTGCATTGTTTACTGAGCCAAAAGTAGTATATGAAATGGCTAATGAATTAGGTAGAATTTCATTTATATCATGTAGATTCATACCTTTGTCATTGAAACCAGAACCTATGTTATAGTATTCAGCATTCCAAGCCCTAGGATTAAATATTCCTAAAAATATATCATAGCCGCCAAATTGTGTTCCGCCTGCTAAATTACCTGTTGTTCTACCAGTAAAGGCAATGTGACCTTTTTTGGCTCCGCCTGATCCTGTTGAAGTCTGAATCCAGAATGGATGTGCTCTATTATACACAGTGAAATTAATTGTGTCACCCGTATCTATAGTTATAGTTGGGTTATTTACTGCAGGATTAATGTTACCTACTCTATCTGTTCCAGAGAATCTAAATGCAAGAGGTACATTATCGTACATAGCAGTAATGTCAATTGATGATGTAGATCCTTGTACGTCTTGGACTACAATTTGTCCATTCATAGAACTATGATTACCACATTGATAGTAGTAAGTACCTGCTACGGTTGGTGTCCAACTTACTGTACCTGCAAACCCGCCGTTGTTTACTGCTTCTGGGTCTGTGACTGCTTTAGATGTTCCTTCTAGCTCTGTAAGGGCATAGATTTCTTCATCACCGTCATCACCGTTTTGCCATAATCTAAACTCACTGCTTGCGATATCCCACTGAGCTAAGTAGTAGTCATAAACTCCTGATAAGCCTGTGTTTGTTTTAGCTATATTACCAGAAACCTGACCACCAATATAGTAGTATTCTCCGTCTGAAGATTTTATGACATCGTAAGCAAATACGTTACCATCATCTGCAGTCGCATCGCCTACAGTAGAAATCTGGTGTATTTGAAACAGATTATCTGCTCTATGAATAATATTACCTGCGGCTTTTTCTTTTCTATATGTTTCAGTATTCAGGAATTCTTGTAAATCATCTTTATCTACAATAGCCATAAATCCAGTGAATAGACCGTTTGCGCCGTAAGACCCGTTATATTCTAAACCGTAGTATGATCCATCTATCAGTGACGTTCCTATATCACTAGAAGTGTATAATGTATCATTGTATGTTGGATTTGAAACTTCTACCTTAGTAGTTTCTATAGCAGTTTCGTTAATAGTATTAATAGTAGCTGAATCATAATAATATGCATTGGAAGTAGAAGCTGTAGTGTGATAAACACCTGTTCCCCAACCTTCTTTATCACCTCTAAACAATACTCCGTCTTTACCCTGTGAGTGAGATGTTGAACCTCCTACTGTAACAAAATTACGAGTAAGATGATCCCAGACAATATCTTTCCCTATATTATCTTCACCCATGTGGCCCAAAGTATTATTAAAATATATTGATCCATCATTAGTGTTAATGCCGCCAAGGAGAGTATCAGCCCTCATAAGAGTCCCGCCGTCACTGTCCATATTTAAACCAGTACCAGTAAAGATTACTCTATGATTTCCATTATGAAACTCTTCATCTTCAAAGAACCACCACGGCCTGCTGTCAGAATCTTCTACTAGCAAGCTATTAACTTCTTCAAAATAACCCAATGGAGAATTAATTTGTTTTGACCATTCAACGTCAACAACATAGCTTGCGCTATCAGCTATTTTTACTTTTTGCATTATTGCAAAAGAACTATGTCCTCTTTCTAGCATCATAGCACCCATAGTACCGCTATAATCTTCTGCGCCTGAAGCTAGAGATGTGTCTTCTTTCTTACCACCTAAAATTAGCTCGTGTGTTGACAAATCAGAATCGTATTTTATTAAAGCTATATCAAGCCATGCTGCCTCATACTCATCCCAACTTTGAGCATCTGATAGTGTATTGTTCGAATAGTTAATATATTTTACAAGATTAGCATCACTTATAGAAGCCATTCCCCATGCAGGACTTCTGTGAACACTTCCAGCACTGCCATTAGAAACTGAACCGCTAAAGAAGAATTTTCCGGTATCATCTCCACCAGCTACTACATTATTAACATACATGCTAATATCAATACCGATTTCACTCAAATCTCTAGTAGATGTAGTATTACCATCAGTGTCAATTACAACTAACGCACCGCCCTTAAAATCTCCAGTATCAGCAGCTGAGTTGTGTAGGAATGTCGCAATATATAATGTGCCTGAATTTTTAACTAACGTAGCAGAGGTTGGTTTAATATATAAGTTAGACTGAGATAATTTTTTTGACCAAATAATAGTATCGCTTGAATCAATTTTTACAATTATAGTTGAGCTATAAGGAAAGCTTTCATTATATGTGTATCCTACGACGTATTTGTCACCTGTGGCTTCATCGTGCAATATATCCACGCTGACATCATTTCTAAAACCAATATCTATTTTTTTAGATGAGCTTAACGTAAAATTCTTATCGTAGTTTGCTAAAAACAGTTTACCGTCTAAAGTGTCAGTTCCAGCTACAGTATAATCACCATTATTATCTCTTATGATAGATTCAAAACTACAACCTGAAGAATCAACAGTGTTGCTAAATCTTCTAGCCCAGCCATGCACCCACTGTTTAGATTTGTCGGCTAGCTCACCTTTTGCATAACCTGATAATACTAGCTTATTATTTTCAACATCTTCTATAATACCTGTAACAAAGTCGTCACCTTCTAGTCCATAACTATAACTTACAGAGTTGTTTTCATTATCTACGATAGTAAGAACCATATCTCCAGATAATTCATTTCCTAAATTACCAGGAGCATTTTCTACTCTGCCTACAAGAGCTTTTCTTCCATCTGATAAGTAAATACCTTGGAAGTAATATTCGGTCGATCCGGTATTAATTTCTTTTCTGTTATAGAATTGTGGAGAAGCTATATCCCATTGAAGAATGCTAGTACCATTTGGAATACCTTCTGGTTCTAACTGGTTTTTTCTAGTAACTATACCGGTTGCATTATTGTATGATAAATGACCAGATGTATTGCTATTACGATTAATAAACCCACCTGTTGTCGTTTCATAGTCTAGATGTTCATAACCGGCAAAACTACCACCGGCCAAATCCCAACTGTATAAGCCATCGCCGCTGTAGGTTCCAACTCCATCGTCTCCGCTTAATAGTGTAAAGTATTTAGTATTTTCTGCATTGTATTTAAAACCATGCACTCTTAGAGGGTTGCTTGGCGGATTCGTTACGATGTTACCTTCAAAACTGATGTCTCCGCTGGAATCAATCTGAGTATCAAAGCTGTACATCTGAGCGCCGCCGGATTGACCACCTGCAGCTGTGATATAACCGTTTGAACCCACAGATGTAATTAAAGCACTAGGATATACGTCTGTTCCTTCAAAAGGATAAGGCATATTAATACGTTCTAAAGTACCAGGAGAAATAGTATTAGCGTCTGTTACTCTCCATATCTGAAGATCGGACGCAGTAGAAAGTTCGGAGACAACAATCTCGCCGTACATACCATTATGCACCGTACAGAAATAGTAATAAGTTCCTGCACTTTGCGGTGTAAATGTTACAGTATTAGTACCGTTACCTGAAGATCCTGGAGCATTAATTCCACTAGGGCTTCCGCCATTGTCTGTGAATACATTCATAGGATGCACGTTTAAAACTAGGTTAGTGAAAACCATAGTGTCGCCAACCTTCATAAGAATATCAGGTTGAATTGCTACCCCATCAAGAGTTCCTGGTTCTTGTCTATCTGTACCTAATACTTTATACTTATTTGCCTGATTGTTTAGTTGAACTGTAAAACTTTTCGGTTGTGCCTGCATAACAACAGGCCAGTAGATATAAGATCCAAACGTATGTCCGCTACTTATAGAAAAAGTGTAATCTCTTTGTACGCCTTCAGCTTCTTCGTTACCTCCAGGATAAGGATTAAAGGTAGGTTTTTGTATTTTAAAATCACCATAATTAACTTGAGCAGTGAAAGAACCTGAAGAAGATGTAAATGTTCTAGAATAAACAGTCCATTCACTATCAGCGTTATTTGCATCTTCTAAATAAAATGCATGGAATCTATTTGAACTACCTTTTAAAATTCCAGCTGGAAGATAATTAATTCCGGCCTGATTAGGAAGCGTAACGTCATTGTGTGAGTTATGTGCACCACCAACTGATGGAGTATGGATTCTTGCTAGAGGTACCGAGTAGGCCAAGCCGCCAGACTTAACTAGGATATTAATCATATATCCGTACTGTTTATCAGAAGGCCTAATAAACCCATCTGATCCCCAGGTTAATCTACCATCATCAAATTTAGAATAGTTAGAAGGTAAGTGCTTGTGATATTGGTAGTATTCCCACTCGTCGCCTTGATTTCTTTGATACATTCTATCCCAATAGAATGCGTCATCTTCGAGATCCCCGCCACCTCCAACGCCGTTGTTACCATATTGACCAATGTGCGAAAACATAAATGCATCGTTTTCAGAAACACCTGTAATATCATTGGAACCAGTACCAATGTGCTGGCCAGCTCCACCATGATATTTTTTTGCGGTTCCGTCCCAAGTCTCGCTAATCCAAGCAAAAGTTCCATCGGTTTCAGCATAAGTAGGCTCACTACTATTTAAATAATAAGAAGCATCTATATGTAAAGCCGAATCCCATTTATATAGTTCAATAGCATTACCAGTTTGCGTAGTATTATTAACTATATCGGCAGGATGATACACATACCAATAGCCATTATCAGCGATATGGTGCTGAACAGGTAAACCCAGAAAATCTGAATCTACTAAGGAAACTTCTTGTGTTAGATTAGCAATAGCCATAAATTATGATCCTGAAATTGGAATACCCGGGCGAAATACAATGTCTGTAGTGTTGATAGCAAACCCAATAAATAAAGCTCTAGTTGAAGCAGTAGGTGTGGGAGGCGATGATTGTATATTACCGCTAGTTGAAAGATAGTAAGCCTGCCCTGGCGTTAGTCCAGTTAGTCCTGAAATTGTTCCAGCTGCGTAGTATTCATCACCTATTTTAAATAATACATTAAAAAGCTGTGAAGATGTATCAGTGTTTGCTGCATTTACTACGGTATTAGATCCAGATATTCTAACCACCTTACCATTATCCCCGCCAGAAATACTGGGTACGGTAATAGCATCGGCCGAAAGTGTACTGGTTGATTTGACGAATGCCATTTTATACTCCTTCTCTAACGAGTTCTAAATAAACGGTTGGGTTAATAGCACCAGTGTTATCTGAATTAGAAACTAAAAGTTCTAAAAACGTATCTGCTGCTATGTATACTGTTTGATCAAGTTCTAACTGATCATTAGCTGACATGGTAGATGTACTAATTGAGGTTTGTACTGCGCCTGCTGTTGTTTGTCTTAAAGTTATAGTATAAGAATTTTTAGATCCTGCTGATGAAGTTTCAACTAGAGATCTAATCTTATAATACCCAGAAGCTCTTGCTGTTAAACGCTCTGGCTCAGTATTATACCAATATAGATCGCCAAGTACATTAGCGTTGGCGTTAAAATCCACATTTGAAAAATCAATTGCCGTAGGAGTCGAAGTCGTACTTACTGCATTTGTTACAACACTTCTTACACCACTAAACGCATTATGGTTAGATATTCCTGTTCCCGGCGCGAACCCTATTCTATACATTGTAAAATTGGTATCAGTAGTTAAAGCTCCTAATCCAGTAGTCTCTTGACACTGTACAGTGATAAAATCGCCTTCTACTAGAGAAATAGTTTCATCAAAGTTAACATTTTGATTAGCGCCAAAGGATATTTCACCTAATAAAATAGTAGTATTTTTATAAATTCTAGCAGTATAGGAAGATCCTGTACCTGAAGAATCACTAAATAAAGAAGCTAGTACTCTATAGAATCCAGTACTAGGAGCTATAGATTTTATATTGTCATCTGAATAATAGTTATCAATATTAAATTCTACAGTGTTGAATGGCACATCTGCAAATGAACCTGTCAAATCGAATGCAGCAGTAGTAGAAGCTTTTACACCGCTAAAAACTTTTCTTGTAGTACTAGTAATTACGTCCCATACTGTGGAGTCGCTATCATACTGCCAAACAGCTTGATTGGGATCTGAATATAAACCTAAATGAGCAGGAGAAGCTGGGAATTGAAGTGCAGTCATATTATTTCCTATCCATTAAAACTTACGTTAATGCTTACTTCGTCCACTAAGCCTAATGGGTTAGTAACTTCTGCCCAGATCCACCGACCAGCATCTATAGTAGCATTAGAAATACTGCCAACGTTTCCACTAGTTGTACTATTAATCGTGCCAGAAGTTATCAGAGTTCCTGAAGAGCTTCTATCAGAATCATACTTAAGAGACATGCTCACACTTGATCCAGGGTAGCTAACTATTGATCTTACTTCAGAAACTATCATCTGCCTATCAGTATACATTAATGTTTGCTGATCGCCTGAATCTGGTGCTTGGAAAGAAATAACACGAGGACCGTATACACCCTGAGAACCAGTATAGCCAACTGAGCCAGAATAGCCTCTATCTCCATCAGATACTGTAGGATCTGCTTGCAGCACCCATTGCGACTGACTTGTCGAGGGATTAGTATAGTAGATATATGATTTCCCAGTGTTTGAATTGTACCAAATTTGACCGGCTGTAGGATTAGCCGGAACATTTTCACCTTGAAATATAGCCCCAGCAGATCCTGTAAATCCTCGTTGAGATGCACTTGCGTCTACCCACTGAGCACTAACGTCAGCTGCATCAACTACTATAATTTGGCCTTGCATTGATGGATGGGCTGAGCAGATATAGTAATATGTTCCTACGGAATTGAACTGATAGCTGATTGTAGTACCGTTATAGCCACCATTATTAGTTACACCTGGAATATTATAGAGGGCATCATATGAGTTACTAAGACTTAACTGAGAAACTAAGAAGAACGGGTGAATTGCTGTAGCACTATTAACTACATTTAGTGTATCACCTTTATATATGTAAATAGTAGGATCAGGGTCGCTCGAGAACGTAGAACTTCTATCGCTACCAGTAAACAAATAATCTCCTGATTGTGCATTTGTTTGTGTAGCTGCTAAATTAATTGCTGCGGCTGCTGGAGTTGGTTCTCCATAGTAAATTTTTAACTTACCGTTTACTGCATCCCACCATAAAGAACCATCTTGCAACGAGCTAGTAGGAGCTGCAGAATCTGTTTCCGCACCTCCACCTGAAATACTTGAAACAGTATTAGATGAGGTTTTATAGTACAATCTACCATCGGCGTAGTTTAAAGCAACTTCGCCGTAGTCCAGATCTCCAGTTCCAGGAATCTTTCCAGAGACCGCGGATCTTTTTAGTTTTATATTTGCTGCCATTTTGTAACCCTAGTAAGGAAAGTCTTTTTTATGAGTAATAACTCGACTCCACAATTTACATTATTTATACAAGTTAATATGTACCGCCGTCAATAACACCATCAATTAATCCTGCTACTTTAATACCTCCTGGAGTTGACCACACGCGTCCTCCTCCTGTCGTATTAGTATTGGCTGAATTACCCATGTATGGATGATTTAAACATTGGTATGCTATAGTTCTTGGTCCGTAGTCGTGAACCCTAATTTGAGCGTAAGAGTTTCCTACGTTTTTATCTCCAGCCGTTCCTACATAAGATATAGTAGCCGCACTATCAGAGATAAGTCCATTCTTCGCATCATCATAGTAGAACCTAACATCGTGAGTGCTCATTGATGAATCGTGCATATGGAATTTGTATGTAACACCTGGTGTTAAATCAAGATGTGGAGCCTCGAGTGTGTAACCATAGCCACTTCTTATATAATCAGAATCGTGAGATATGTAATATCCCTTTAATGAACCATTACCATAGTACCTATGGTCTGTCGTTTTAAAATCAGATCTCATATAGAAATTAACAATAGGATCGCCAAATGAATCGTGATCGCCATCATTACTGTTTGGCGAAGCGTCTGAATCTCTATTTTGATATGTTCTAGCAATCATACCCACTTTAGGAGTCACAGCAAGGTTGCTACCGCTCATACCGGTAATATTTTGAATCCCGCTTAAATAGTTACCAAGGTATCTAGCGGCTAGTCTATTTAAGCCAATACCTGAAGTATTACCGTATTGGAGGTTTACACCGGTCTCACCAGATATGGCTACATAAGAACCTTCATTGGTAATCCAAGTTGGGATTTTGAAGCTATCGCCCGCTGGGGTAGTAGTTTGAAATCTAATAGGTCCTGAATTAGATTGATAAAGATCACCTGTGCCGCTTTGGCCAAATACGCCTTTACCTATTTCAAGCTTCGTGCCAGTCTGAAGAGTAACATCAGCACCAAATTCGTCTATTACTTCATCAAAAGATCCGCCATCAGCCGTAGATACGTTGTAAGTATTAGTAGCAGGTGTCCATGATGTAGAAGAAACCCCTGCGACACTTACTGTAGTTGCACTGGTAATTTGACCTTGATCATTGATTGTTAATTGCGGTACTGCCGAAGCGGAACCATATGTATTTGCAGTTACTCCAGTATTAGTAATGTCTATGGTACCAGTCGCGGGAGTATATGTTATCCCTGTTCCGCCGATAAGAGAATTTTTAGAATCACTATCGGCTCTTGCACTAGTATAATATAGATTGGTAGAACCTTCTGAAAGATTATCCGTAGACTTAAGTGCCAATCTTACATCAAAATCTGAATCAGCTCTTACTGTGGTGTAATATAAGTTGCTACCTTCGGCAACATCACCTGTAGACTTAGTTGCCAGTCTTGTGTCAAAATCTGAATTAGCGCGAGCTGTGGTATAGTATAGATTAGTTCCCTCTGGTAATATAGTTGTTGATGAACTGCCTAAGTCGCTATCGAAATTAGCCTTACTATAAACTTCTTCAACATCAATACTGATAACACCAGTACTAGAATTATAAGAAAGGTCTCCTGTAACACTAATAGCGTTTTTAGCATCACTATCAGCTCGAGCAGCGGTGTAATAAAGATTAGTAGAACCTTCTGAAAGATCATCTGTAGATTTAGCTGCAATGTTTGCATCTACTCTAGCATCAGTATAATATAAATTTGTTAGTTCTGGTATTTCAGCAGTGTTTACAGCTCCTGGAGTTGAGCTGAAATTAATTGTAACAGCGCCGCTTGTTACAGCAAAATCATCACTACTGAATGAGGCAATACCTTTATTAGTATCGGTTGCATCCTCTCCCTTTATTTCACCCGATGATATATCAATACCCTCACCGGCAGTAAAATGAGCTCTAACTTCAGCAGCAGTAGGACCAGTGTAAGATATTACTCCAGTTGATTCTGTATATGATAAAGAACCATCACCACCGTTATCAGTAACACTAATTGATCTTTTAGCATCGCTATCTGCTCTTGCAGTAGTATAATAAAGGTTTGAGCCTTCAGTTAGATTAGTAGTAGTATGATTTGAAATATCAGAAGCTGTACCAGTTAAAGTACCAGTAAATCCCGTAGTCGCTTCAATTGTTGTACCAGAAATCTGTTTTGCTCTTAGATCTGCATAAGAGTATGTAGCGTGAGCAGTATTAATACTACCTGATGGTTCGGGCGTATAGTTATCAAAGAACTTCCAAGTACCGTCTGATGTATCTCTAAACAATCCAGCGTGGCGATAAATATCATCTGGTTCGTTATAGTTACCAGCGAGACCAATTTGAACGTTAATCGGTGACGCATCACCTGACCAGCTATCATTAAGATCATGCCCAGTAGCAGCATCAAAGTCTATAGAAACACCATAGCCTAAAGGCGCTATAAGTCCGTTATTAGTAAGGTTCCATGTAGATGGGCCTAGTGCAGAATCAAATGGTTGTACACCAGCACCAAAACTATCTAACGCCCATTCAATAGTATCTCCGCCGGTCGCACTAATTCTAACTCTAAAAGTCTCGTCTGAATCGCCTTTAAAGTGGCCAGTGAATGTAGCGTTTTGGTCGCCAGTACCATTAAAGTTAGTATTACCTGCACCGATTGTATCACCAGCACCAAGATAGATAAATGTATCCGCAACGTTGAGGTTTGATACCGCAGTACGAGTTTCCGTACCTAGAACGTTTAGGTTACCACCGATAGTAAGATCTGCATCTATTCTACCGTCACCTGCAACTCTTAAAGTTTCTACTACTTCTTTTGTAATAGTAACTTGAACACAACCACCAACATTATTTGCTTCGGCTGAATCAGCAACCAGAACCGTACCTATTTCAACTGCATAGTTTGGATAAACTGGGTTGTTAGAAATTAACTCACCTGCAGAATCTACTGATACGTGTACTACATCGCCGGCTACAAAGTTTTGAGTGTCTAATCCTCCGACTAAACCCCTATTAATTACTAAACCATATTGGCCAGGAGAAATAATATCTTTAGTTAAACCTAAAGTTTTGTATACTGTATTTAAACTATTTGCTCTTGCTAGTGCTACAGTTGGGAAGTCATTTGATGCACCAGTTACATAAACTGCTTTACCTTTATCAATCTGGCTACCAGAGTTATTAAAGACTCTTGTTACTTCTTCTTGTCCCAGTTTTATTACACTTGCAGTAGAAGATTTATATACTAGAGCATCAGGTCCAGGGTTGTACCATAATCCACCTTCAACTGTTGTTGGAGCACTTCCGTCAGGATAACTAGTGGGATCTAATTCAATATACCCTAAGTTTGCCCGGCCTGCGTCAATGCTATCTACGGTAAGGTTAGATGCATTTATTTGTGTTATAGATGCAGAATCACTTGTAATTTGTCCTATTGTCGCAGAATCGAAAACACCTTGACCAGCTTGTAATTTTATTTTACCTGAATTATGATTTCTCATAACCATGCTGCCATCGCTATCTGCCATGACTAGTGTGCCCAAATAAATGGAATTACCGCTTAGGTATAAATCTTTCCATTTTTGTGCTGAATCACCTAGATTATAAGCACTATCTGCTCCTGGAAGTAAATGGCCTGTAACAGTAACTGGACCGGTAACATCTATTCCTGCATTAAATTTTACTGCAGTACCAAAGCTATCGATTAGAGTATTAAACTCTCCACCATCAGCTGTATTAATTGTTAGTGTACTATTAACCCCGCTCCAAGATGTAGAATCAACACCTGCAACATTCACAGTTCCAGCCGCAGTTAACCTACCTTGTTGGTCGACAGTAAATGTAGGAACCAAGCTAGCCGATCCGTATGATCCTGGAGTCACGCTTGTGTCGTCTAAATTTACTGTATTTGTTGCAGCATCATACGTAAGAGCGGTTCCACCAGATATAGCAGCGTCAAGGTCTGAATCAAAATTAGCAGCAGAGTATATGCTCTCAACGTCAATGCTAAAATCGCCAGTAGTTGAGTTATATGATAAATCACCGCTTGCGCTAAGATGACTTCTAACTGCAGAAGCAGATGTGGCATCTCCTAATGCACTATCAAATCTTGCTCTAGTATAATAAAGATTATCGCCTTCTGAAAGATTAGTAGTGGATTTAGTTGCTAATCTTACATCAAATGCACTATCTACTCTCGACTGAGTATAATAAAGGTTTGTACCTTCAGCAACATCAGTTGTAGTTCTATCTGCAAATCCTTGGTTAATGTCGGAATCTGTTCTTACCTTAGTGTAATAAAGATTAGAACCTTCTGTAAGATCTGCAGTTGATTTTGTCGTTAGTCTATTATCAAAGTCAGAATCGGCTCTCGTAGTTGTATAATAGAGGTTGCTACCTTCTGATAGATCGCTAGTAGTGTTGGATTTTATTTCATCAATATAGAATGTACCAACCATAGCGGCATGTATTCCGCACTGATAAACTAAAGTATCGGGTGCATCAAATGGTACCGTGAATGTGATTTGATTAGTACCGTCACCTACTACGCCTGAAGTATATTGCGTACCTCCGTCTTCCAATCTTATTTCGATAGGATGCGAGCCGTGTGACGGATTATTGATAATATATGTTTTACCACGTTGAAGATATATAGATGGATTATCGCCAGATTGTACAGGGAAACCATCTCCTGTAAATTGATAAGCTCCGCCATTTGCACTTGCTACATCAATTATAACTTCAGCTCTTCTGATAATTTCGAAAGTGTCATGAGCTGAGTCATAAGTTAAAGTAACTGAAGATTGTAAAGCGTTATCTAGATCTGAGTCAAAGTTACTAGCGTCGTAGACTTGAGAAACGTCAACAGAAAATTCACCAGTACTAGAATTATAGACAATATCGCCAGATGTAGAAAAATAGTTTCTAATAGCAGATATGCTAGTAGTATCTCCTAATGCACTATCAAATCTTGCTCTAGTATAATAAAGATTAGAACCTTCTGCTAAATTACCAGTATTATAAGGATCTAAAGTAATTACTTCGGCAAAGGTTCCGCCATCTGCGGTACTAATAGTAAACGTACCATTAGATGAATCAAAGTCTATACTTGAAACGCCTGCGACTGCAACCTCTCCGGCTGATTCCACTAAACCTAAATCATTTAACTTAAATACCGGAATATTGGTTGCGCCGCCATATGTTCCTGCTGCTGCTCCAGCACTATCTAGAGCTATGTTTAAGTTATAGTCTAATCCTACTTTTGCGCCAGAAGTAGTTATTCCATTTCCGCCAATAGCATTTACAATTTCATTGCCGTATAGCTCAACAGAATCTATAAATCCTTCATCTGTTTTAAATTGTAAATTCGAAACTTTTCCTATTTCCGTATCAACATATATCTTAGGAGTAAGGTCATTATTATTAAATACTGAAACGTCATCTACACTAACAGTATTAGCTTCTAAATTGCCTGCTATATCTACAGCACCACTTATAGTAGTTGCAGCTGAAGTAATAGTTAGATTATTACCAGACATTGTTAGCGTATCGCTATCAAACTGGAAATTATCTATATTAAGATTATTAAGAACAGAGGTATTTACAAAGGCGGCCGCTGCAGAATCGTACCTTAAAAGCTGGTTATCAGCTAAAGATGTTAAAGAAAATCCTGAAAGGTTCTGGATACTGAATGACCCTGAAGTAACATTTCTTAAAGGAGTTCCGACAACAACCTTTTTAATTATAGTAGTTACTGCCATCTTATGCTCCTGCCTGTGTAACGTTAGGAGTTACTTGAAACCTACCTTCTAAAACTCTTTCAACAATAGTATCTCCATCGCTATCAGTAAAAGAAAGATTAACGTCATAAACGTATCTTCCAATTTGAAGCGCACTAGTATCAGTATTGGTGAGAGAAATGGTTGCTATACCGCCCGTAGGCGGAGCAGCTATAATTGAATTAAAATCTACAGAAGCTTCTGAGCTATAATTGCGCTTTAAAGATGCACTAACTGAATGATTTGTTAAATTCTTAGTATTACCATTGGCATCAAGCATATGAATCTCAATGGCAATGTCAGTACCCTTGTCTACACTAAATTCTTCGTATTGGGCCATAAAACACTCCTGGTTTCTTTGTCGGACGTGCTAAATCGCCCCTGCCTTATATTTAGTGTTATTTATAAGAAAAGGAACTTATGTTTGATGAATTATAAGAATTTATCTCCACCACATTTCGTGGATCCAGGACATGCTCGAGGCGGTCGAGCCTGGCCAAGATATTATAATGTCATCTGAAGTAAGATCAACACTTTCATTTACGAAAATTCTTTTATACTTAGACACTTTGTTTGATTCAACGTTCCTTGTGCCAACGCTTTGATAACTTGAAAGGTAAAATTGCGGTCTCGTAGGAGAGTTATTTCCTCCACCAGCTTTAATATATACAAAAACAAAAGAGTTTATTCCAATATTCACCGCAGAGTCATCCATTGTATAAGCTCTGGAAGTTGCCGTACCTGCATTACTAAACTGTAATGTGATGTTTCCAGTCCAACTCTGAGTTCCGGATGCAATTGAGTTACATGTCATTTTTAATAGTGCTTCACTAAAATCATTTGTAGTGGGTTGTACGTTTTGTGTGTTCAAGTTCACAGTACCTGCCGTCCAAGAAGCACTGCTTCTTTGATAAGACGAACCATTGTTCCACCGCCTTTGATCGTGAACGCTAGTAGGGACTACTGCAATATTAGATAACCCATAACTATCACTCAAAACTTCTACACCGTTAATTTTATATCCCATTTGTTATACCTTTATTTGCAACCATTAACCACGCCAGAAGCATCTGTGCGTCCATGTCATAGTTGAAGGGCCGCCTCGCCATCTTATTTCAACGTCATCGGTAGTGTAATCCATATGTTGTCCTGCTAAGCTAACTGATGACATGATATCTTCCACATTTGGATCTGTATAATAAGCTCTGATAAGACTCTTTCGATCATTATTAGGATTGGATATATTACTCTCTGTTGTTCGCACATGTATTAATAACTTTTGATTTAAACTAATTGGTGGATTCGACGTAAACGCAAGCCAAAGCCATTGATGGCTACTGCCAAATCTGTATTCGATATTATTTGACCAGTTTTGACCTGAACCACCACTTAGCGCAGTGCACTTAAATTCAAACCAAGCATCGCTGAAATCATTTGTAGTGGGTTGTACGTTTTGCGTACGCAAGTTTACAGTAGTGTCAAAAAAGGGGCCCCAGGTGGGACCTAAAGAGTATGTGCTTCCTGTTGACCAATTTCTATGACTATTAACACTACTCACATCGTCTACGTTTAATAGACTTCTAGAGCCATTTATAATGGTCCACGTATTACCGTTGGCGTCTGATGTGATCAAACTCATTGCTTAAGCTCCGTTTTAGATAAGTAAAGATAATTCATCGATAGTAACATTTGTGCGTCCAAGTCATGCTTGGCGCTGAATGGGTCGGATATGCTATTCTAATAGTATTTTGATCCGATGAATTAAATGACCCCCAATTAAAAAATCCAAAAAAGCTTTTATAACTGTTAGTAAGCTGATCAAGATATCCTGTTTGTGAATTAAATTTCTGATAAGCATGTGCAAGATAATAAGTATAAACCGAGGAGTTCTGAGCTCCGTTAAACACAACATGAATATACGCCTGATTACCAACATTTGTGTAATTGGCAAAGCTAATTAATGGTTCATTCTCATAATTGGTCCCAATCTCCCATGTCACACTACCATTAAAAGAATAGGTGTTGGATCCACCTGACATCGCAGTGCAACGAATCTCGAAAACGGCTTCTCTAAAATCCTTTGTTTGGGGCCAGCATTGTTGAGCTCTAAGATCGTAGGTTGTCGCTGTCGAAGTGTTGGCATGAGTGAAGCTACCAAATGCTTCGTTCCATCCACCCGACCCAAAGAATTTTTGCATAGTCCCTGTGTCAATATCAGTTATATTTTCGATATCAGGTTTGGTCCCAAAAGTAAAACCAGATGGTATAACCGTACTACCGTTTATTTTAAATGCCATTAATTACACCTCGGGTTGGCTGGGCCAATCGTCATCTTCTAATAACGGCCAGTTAGAGTGTGTAGGTAAGTCTCTTAGAGATGCTCTATAAGTCTGATAAGGGCTTCTAATAGAATCTGGAACATCTACACCTTGTGTCCAATCACATTTTTTTAGAAGCTCTGTTCTTCTTTCCTTTTGTGCATTAATAAAAGCAGGATCTGTAAAAAGAAATACTCTGTGTGCCTCTGCCTGCTCAATCATTTCAGGTGTCATATCTGCGGTCTGGACTGTGCCATCGCTGTCAATGTAATCATATGTTGTTACTACTGGCATTTTAGTTACCCTTCAATTCTTCTATTTCTTGTTTTAATTCTTTGATAGCTTCAATTAGCACGCCAACCATCTTACCATAGTCAACCGCTTTCATTCCTTCAGTATCAGTATGAACAACTTCTGGAAGAACCTCTTCTACCTCTTGAGCAATCACACCAACCTTACGCTCATCTTTACCAATCTTGTTATACCACACACCACGTAGCTGTGATACTAGATCTAAGCCATTTGCAACAGTTTCAATGTTCTCTTTGGTTCTTACATCAGAAACAGATGTAATGTCACCTTGAACTGTTAGATCATCACTACTGAATGTTGAGTTAAGAGTCGCTAAGTTGGCTCCAGTATAGATTTTAAGAGTGTTGTTTGTATTTAAATCAAATCCAGCACGTTCAGTACCATCAGCGTACAAACCAATTTGCCCGGTTTGGGGATTTAAATTAACATCACCGCCGTTGTCCGCCGCATCACCCGTGTATAAGGTTAAGGCACCGTTAGTTGCACCTACGTTTAAATCATCAGTTGCAATGATTTTTTGGTCTATTACTCCGAGATAAAACTCGATTTGATCATTAGCTGTTGCGCCTCGCATATAAACACGACCATCAGTTGGGACTAGATAAATATCCTCTGTTGCTTTAATATACGTTTGCACAGGGCTGTTTATAGTTGTGCCAACAAGACTTTGGTTTGAGCTCGTGATTGAATTAAACCCAGAACCACCGTTTTGAATATAGAATTTTAATACCCCGTTTTCATCACCACTAGTGGTTGATCCAGCCGTGTATCCAGTAGTGCCTTGCATCCATGCATAATCATGTCTAACATTTGAAGAGTTTCGTCCTGCAAATCTTATATATCCGCAATTGGTGTTGTGAGCCATAGAAGTATCAGTATTCATTAACCTCAGTTCTATAGGGCGGCTTAGTGAATTTGAAGTAGATTGAGATAGCGTTAATGCACCAGTACTTGTAATATTACCTAACGTTTCAGACAATGTAATTGGTTCAAATTTAATTCTGTCGTGTTCGTAAGTCGAGTCAAAGCTAAACTCTGTACCTGATAGAACTAAGCCGTCACCAGCTGAGTAGGTAGTATTTGTATCAGCATCATCCCGCCATGCAGGATTACCACTTACGTCTGTTTTCCAAACTTTACTTGCAACAGAACCTGGTGCAGCCACATAACCAGCTATAGTTTTAGTGTTTGCATTCCAAGTGTTTGTATTTGTATCGGCATCATCTCGCCATGAGGGAACACCACTTGCATTTGTTTTCCAAACTTTATTAGCTTGGCCAGCGCCTGATGCAACATAACCATCCGCCGTACTACTGTTTGCATTCCAAGTGTCATTATCAGCACCGGTAATAGTAAGTTCGGTGGCAGATGTTCTGGTAACTGAAACGCTTCCAGAGCCTGTAAACTTTACTCTATCTGAATCTCCATCAGAACCTAAAAGTCTTATATCTGTCCCAGCGCTAGGAGAAGCTAGACCGTAAGTAGTATTGTCATTATTATCAGTCCATGGAACATTAACATATGCCTTATCACCAGATAGTTCAACAGGATAGTTCTTACCAGATTCAGTGTAACCTACCTGTATACCACCTCTAGTACCATTAGTTGCCTTTGGTAAAGAATAGACATTGTTATTATATTCTGAAGATACTGGAATATTGTAATAGGTTGTGCCGTCATTTGTAAACTGCCAACGATCATCAGTCTCGTCCCACTTTAACACAGTATTACTTTGAGTTCCGCGCTCAATTTCAATGCCAGCATCTTCTGATGGATTAGTACCACCAAAGTCATTGTTGAGGACAATAGTGTTATCACCAATATTAAGTTGTGTAGCATTAATTTCTGTTACTTCACCTTGGAATACTACATTGCCGTTAAATGTAATGTCTGAGTCATTAATATGGATATAACCGTTATTGGTATCACCGTGTATTTTAACCCCATTACCGCTTTTAACAAATCTACCAAAACGAGTACCGTTATTTTCTAAGAAAACGTTACCGTTGCCAGCATCAAGGTTAATGCTGTTAACTGTATCAAGAGTTACGTCATAACCTTTAGTGGTGACATCAATTTGATCTGTTCCAATGTGTAGATCTCTACTAGACCAAATACGAGATTTATTCCCACTTAGATATGGTTGCAATGACAGCCCAACATTAGTACTATCATTATGAATTATGCCAAGGGAATTACTCTTTACATAAAAAGAATTTGTACCATCAGTTGTCATGATTGGAGCATTAGTATCACTGTAATAACCAGCTGTATCAATTTTCAACGAAGGATTAGCAAAACCATCTTGCTTAAAGTTAAAGTTGCCATCAGCAGCTGAAGTAAGGTTAATATCAGCAGCTGAAGTAAGAGTAATATCCCCGCTAGTATTTTGAATACTGTCTACTGTTAAGATACCAGTTGTTGCTGCGTTTGCAGTAAGGTCGCGAGTAAAGATATTGTCAAATGCCGCGCTATCATTTTGAAGTGCTAATCTATTAAGGCCAGTAAGTGTTCCTGCTTCCCAATAATCTCCTAATTCATTCCATTGTAGTACTGCGCTATCAGTGCTTGGACGATCAACAGCTAATCCTGCTCTATTAATATCATTTACTGAAACACCGTCGTTTACTATCGTATAGCTGCTTGCATTCCTACTTACTCCAGTGGTAGTAAATGTTCCATTCACAGTAAAACCAGTAGAAACACTCAAAATGTCGAACGTAGCGCTATCTGCAGAAATACTTTCTATACCTGATATCTTATCTGGTAAACTGATAGTAGCGGAAGATCCTTCTCCCGGCGTATGAGAAACAGTAATCTCATTAGCTGTGCCTGAGATACCTGACACATAGTTGCCAGTAGTTTCTGTTCCAAGAATAACACCATCGTCTTTGATTGTTACTGCACCGTCAGTCACAGAGAAGTTTTGTGTACTGAATGAAGCTACACCTTTGTTAGATGATGTTGCCACTTCGCCATCAATCTTAATATTATTATTAGATACAGTTGTGGTAATACCTTCACCTGCTTCAAAAGTTATCGTATCTCCTAACGAAACATTATCATCAGTACCTGTTTCAGCAGAAATAGTGAATGCAGTTCCTGTTGAAGTTACATTACCACCAATGTCCAAATTACCTGTGATATACGCTGAGTCATTAACCGTTAAGGCATCATCAAGAGTAGTAGTTCCCTGAACATTTAAAGCGTTACTTACAGTCGCGCTATCAAGAGTGGTAATTCCCTGAACATCTAAATCACCTGATATAGTTGCGGAATCAGCAGCTAAATTATCAGCGTTAACTGTACCAGTAAAATAACCATCGCGCCACTGCTGACTATTGCTACCTAAATCAAAAGAGTTATCTGCGTTGGGAATAATACTAGAATTAACATCGGCAGTGAATACTACATTGTCGGTATTAGCATCACCAAGAGTAACTGAGCCATTTGTACCGGCTTTAAAATTAACGGTACCGTCTACAGTAAGAGAGCCATCTACTTGTAAGTCGTTTGTAACTGTCACGGTAGTATCTGCAACTTCAATTCTTGAAGATCCGCCAGTATGTATATCTACTGCATCCGTACCAAATACAACTTTTGTATTATCATTACCTGAATGGATAATAGCATCTTTTACGTGCACGTTTGCTACGTCGTTAATATCGTATGTTCCAAGGGATAGTTCACCGTCTATCGTAGTACTGTCAAGAGTAGTCAATCCAGTTACATTAAAAGTAGTATCATCCCATGTAAGGTTGGCATTATCTTCTAATTCTCCAGAAGTACCCGCAAATACAATTCTGTTATCAGTTAAGTCAGTAACTTTCATAGTACCAATAGTAGCACTATCAGCTGAAACTTCATCAATGTAGCCAGTTCCATCTACATATAAATCACGCCATTCTTGTCCAGTGCTACCTAGATCAAAGGCGTCATCTGTATTAGGAATAATACTTGAATTTATATCAGCATCGAATACGACGTTATCTGTATTGTCATCTCCAAGTGTTACAGTTCCTGAAGAACCAGCTTTCATGTTAACAATACCGTGGACTGTTAGACTTCCACCGATATCAACATTAGTATCTACTTTTAAATTACCTGCAAGTCTACTTGTAGATGAGCTATCATACACATCTAGTTTTGGTGTTCTTACTTTAATTGTGTCAGCAGAATCTAACTTTGCCTCGTGCTCTTGTAACGCCTCGCCAATAGTAGGTCTGCTTCCAGCGAAAGTAGATCTACCGCTAGTTTGATCAATGCTTGTTAGGCTCATATCACCAACTGAATCTAACAGCTGGTTAATTCTTCTTCGCTGCGTATTTAACGTATCAGTTAAAGTTATATTAGGTATTTTTGAATTAGCCATTTGAACCGTTCTCTAATAGTTTTTGGAGCATTGTTTTTATATCGTTTACATCACTTTTAAGTTGATCTATTTCATCTAGCTCTTTTTGCTTTCTCACATTAATCAGATTATTATACTTATGTTTGTTCTTATTTATATTCAAAATCATGTTAGTATTAGGATCTCTTACTAAATCCGGATAATCTTTTACTGGTATATAGTCTGCCATTATGAGGTAGCTATTGTTCTTAAGTTTCTAAAACGAGGGAATCTAGTAGATTTCTCAGCATTCATTGTTATTTTTATTTGATACTCGTCAAAAGGAGAGACATTGAATACGTTAAACTCATATTCAACAAACCTAGAAAGGTCGCTGCTAGGCGGAATGTCTATATAACTATTACCCTTAGTTACTTTTATGTCTTTAGAAAAAGCTGTCCAATCTTGCTCAGAAAGTTTGTTTCCACTTGAATTTAAATTGGTCCTAAACCATATATCAAAATCAGCTCCTATAGGTCTTACTGCATCTACTAAAGTTACAATAGATGTAGAGGAGTTAGTAAGACTATAAACTATTGAAATATGTTTACTTCCACAAGTCCCGCCATCTGGAGAGGTTTCAGGTACATAATCTACAGTACTAATAAAGTTTCTATCAGTGGCTGTACCCACATCAGACTGCTGGTGGTCAATAAAATATGACACAGTTTCGACTTGAGAACTATTAACATTAAAATAAGGAGCCGTATTTGCATTCGAAGTAGATAAGTTTACGCTTACCACAGTTGAAGGATTCCCACCTAGTTTATTAACTTCTTGTGCTCTTGATGCTATTACAGCAGGTTCATCAAGTATTTGAGGCCCTGATAGATTTAAGCCAACCCCAGCAATAGCTTGGTATCCAGTATTAGTGTCATGCCAAGCTCCTATAGATGTAAAATCGGCACTAGCAGTAACGTTAGTACCAGATGGGGCTGATACTGGAATCTTAACCATAAATTCATCTATTTCGTGTTGTTCAGTAGCATATAAACCAGTACCGCCACCTCTAACAGAAGCAGTGGCTACTGAACCCATTTCAAACGTATAACCATACGGGTCTGCTGCAGTAATAACTCTATCGCCTAAAATGTTACTACCTAAGACGCCATTTACTGTATCTCCACTACTAAATCCTGTCGCGTCAGTGCTAAGAGTTACTGTATCTCCTACTCTAAAACCATGAGCGGGATGAAGAACAGAAACAGTAGCATCGCCAGCTGTAAATACTAAAGGATCATACACGTAATCGCCCAGTTGATTTTGTACTAGGCTTTCTGTTAATTTTTTAGGAGGTGGAGTATTTATTTCTAGCTTAGCAACAGAAGACAGCGCTGTATCGAACTGCGCTTTATATACTTTAAATGTTAAATCTTTTGTATTATCACCTTCCCATGTTGTGCCATTTGAAGATGAGTATAACGCGCCGCCCGAAGTATTCACGGTAGAGTTATATCTCGATGTAGTAGTTCCAATATTAAATTCACCGTTCTGAGCAAAATACGTTTGGTATGCACCAGCACCAGCGCTACTGTATATACACACCGATAAAAGTGTATTGGCTGGCACTTGTATAGGAGATGAAAATTCGAATTTGTATTCAGTCGCAGCTGAAAATGTTGTTGCAGCTTTGGCTCCAACTGCTGCAGCTGTTGCTACAACTCTGCTGCCTGGTATATACCTCTTCGAAGAAGGTTGGCCTCCCTCAGTCGTAGGCCTAAGCTCTAATGTGATAGGAAGCAATGGATCAGCTGAGTAAAAGAATATGCCTATACCTGTTAACACACTTGCTTCATCAACCACAAAGGTTTGTGCTGTAGGAGATTTTTGCTCTGTTAATTGTAGAATACCTGTCATTAGAAACCACCTCCAATTATACCATTACCTGAAGCAACAGATGCAACATTTGTAGCATTATATATGCTGGCGGGTCTAGCCTTTGGTCGAACAGATCCCATGTTCAACGGCGCTGATGAGCCCGGTAGAGAAAAAATAGGTTCGTTTTTAGGAGCAAAACACTGATTAACTCCCGCATGTGCGTCGTTATCATTATTATTGTCATTTTCGTAAAAAACGCTTTCAAAATATGAGTAACTTTCAGAAAACTGCTTGCTTTCAGTATTAGTATATTCGTACCAGTATTCGTTTTGACCTTGAGCATAGAATTGAGCAGCAGCGTATGATAAAGCTTCGTTTCTATCTAGAACGGATACATCTAGTGCGCTAAAGTTTGTACCATCAGTATTGATAGGCCAGTTTGTAGTAGTGTTAGATTGCAAATAAAATAACCCACTTAATGAACCATCTGCAGAAGAAGTTAATGCGACATCAGCACCACCATTTGTAGCTCCTCCTAAACCAGCGGGAAAGGCTGTTTCAGTTATATAAGAATCTCCAGGCTCTTTAATAGTTGAAGTTCTTGCTGCAGTCGTATAGTCTGTTAAGCTATATGAGGTATTGCAGTATTTTGTTATCTGCTTATCAGCAAAGAAAATCCAATGAGGAATATTAGGTCTCAAACCTTTAAACTCAAAAAATATAATTTTTGGTCTATGTATATCTACTTCACTATAACCTAAACGGTCCTGTTTTATAACATCACGTGTTCGTGTAACGTTTCTACTGCCCGTTCTTTTTACTTGTCTATATGGCATCTCTTTACCTTGTTTTTAACTGTAAGCACCAGTACTTACTGTGATAGTACCTTGAGAACTAATTTCTACAGTTCCATCTGGTAGCAATGATGCGTTTGATTGAGGCACAAAGGATTTGTCCACCAAACGTTTATTCGTCCAATAATCGCCTTCTGGCGTAAGCTCTGCTGTACCAATACTTTGAGGTATATCAAATTGATTAACAGATATAACACCTGTAGCTTCGTCTTGGCCAAAACCTGAAACTACTTCAGTATATTTTGGCCAGACATTATTGCCCTTTATTACACATGTGTCTAAAGATAAGTCAGAATCATATGTTAGACCTATTGATTTGTTGAAATAAAGCGGGAACAGCTCACGCGTGTCAGCCATATGGCCAGCTCTATAATCATCATCAAACCAATTTGATTGAAGAGTAGTTTCAAAATTATCTCCGGTAACGCCTTCAGTTTGCCTAATAAACGTAGCATTATCAGGATCGTATACTTCTAAAGATGATAACTCAGCTTCTATTAATGAGAGAGTTGTTATTCTTTCAACATTAGAAATTCTATCATCTAGTCTTCGGATATCTGACATCTTATATCCGCGATTATCATACTGTGTTACTCTTAAATCTTCATTATTAAATGTGAATGGATACATAACAATATCATACAACTTCATGTCCCTACCATCTACACCTGTAGGAGGAACTAATGAATAAGATGAAGCACCTTGGTGATACTTTAAAGTTCCAGAAGAAGTTAGAGTAAGCGCATCTCTCCTAGGTAGCCAGTACTTAGTTAAGCCTACGGTAATTGTTGATTGATTTTTAGGCAGTGGCTCAACACGGGCAATGCCTCCAGTAAACGTTTCATCAGCAGGATTTTTTAAGGATCTCATATCAATTACGTCGGCTAGGTGGTATGTATCACCTCTTGCCGTAGTATATTTGGGAATCTGACTAAATGTGATATCACCATAAGAAGCCGCTCCTCCAAAATACCCAGCGCCGATCGGAGTATCGTGTTGAAAGTACTTATATTCTACTGTGACCGTTCCGGCCGGAGCAGCTTGGCCACCTCTTAACTTACCTCTACCTGGTCCGTAATAGTTATCATCTTGTCCGTTATTTAAAATAAATTTATATGTTATAATTTCGTTAGTAGTATCATCTGTTACTTTATTAAATGAGAAGATATCAGCTTTTGAAAGTATAAACTCGTCGTTAACCAAACTAAGAGTTTCAGATGCCCAACTATTTGCGGCTGTGCCAGGTTGTAGCGATTTATTCTTACGAGTTAAAGTTGTAGTCTGATATGCAACAACATGGCCGTTACCATTCGAAGGACCGGTAATAGCAGCCTGTGTATTTGGACCGTTTCCACCATCGCTTAACGTTACACTTAAGTCAGTACTTAAATCGCCTCCTGAGTTAACCTGATACACCCAATCATCTGTTTCAGTAAATGTATCGGTGTTACCAGTATTAATTGTTACGCTACTAGCAGTTTTATTTACAGTGTACACTTTACCAACAGTAGCAGTCACAGAACTTATTTCTTGTACTCTGTCACGTGGCAGTTCAAACAATAGATCATTTTCTTGTCTATTATAAATGTCAAACCTACTTTGCACTGATTTTAAATTTGCATAGTTATCAGCATCTATACCAATAGATCTAATATCGCCAGAGCTATAT